GCATTGATGTGGGTTCAAGTTCCACAGTGGAGTGATGATTGGTCTAAGTGTTCAGTAGATGTACCAGACACAGCATGTCATTGGTACATCACTGCACCCGATAGCACCATGGGTGAAGGATTCAGTTGGGCTAATGCCCCCTGGTTCAGTGTCGAAGGTCTCCGTGATATTGGAGAACTTCATAATACAATGGCATCAATTCAAACTGCAAGCGAAGCATGAACCATTATCTAGTTTTTGTATATGGTGTATGCTTTGCTCTTATTGGGGGTGCTGCATTCGCAATGATGTGGGCAAATATCATGTCAATTGATATGAAACCCAAACCAGTTCGACAAAAACATCCTGAAGCACCTGAACCAGGTGAAGAGGTGATGTATGTTGATTTGACAAGAGAAAAATTGGAAGACCTTTACAAAGAAAACAAATAATGATATATAAAGGGCGTATCAGTCGCCCTTTTTTAATGAAAATTTTTCTAGATACAGCAGATACTAAGGTCATCAAAGAGTATTTTGAGACAGGGTTAGTAGATGGTGTAACAACCAATCCTACTCTTATTATGAAGAGCGGTAGAAATCCAGAAGATGTATATCAGGAGATTAAAGATATTGGAGTTAAAGATATCAGCATGGAAGTTGTTGGTAACTTTGTTGACATGTATATGGAAGGATCAAGACTTTCCCAAAAGTTTGGTAATGTATGTACGGTTAAAGTTCCTTGTACCCGTGAGGGTTTGAAGGTCTGTAAGGCACTATCTGATGAAGGCATTAAGGTTAACGTCACACTAATCTTCTGTGCCGCTCAAGCAGTCTTAGCAGCAAAGGCAGGGGCAACATATGTCTCTCCCTTTGTGGGACGCTTAGATGACCAGTCAGTGGCAGGTCTTGAGGTTGTCAGGTCCATCTCTGAGTTGTATCGTATTCATGGTATTAGGACTCAGGTCCTTTCAGCATCTATCCGTAACGTGCAAAGAGCTATCCGTTCATGGTATAATGGTGCTAGCATTTGTACTATGCCACCTAAGGTATTTGATCAAATGTATGATCACATTCTCACAGACAAAGGTCTGGAAATTTTCGATAACGATTGGAAGGAGGTTCAAAAATGACATTCACAGTATATTCAAGGGACGGTTGCCCCTATTGCACTAAGGTCGTTCAGGTGTTACAGTTAGCAGAACAGAAACACGTCGTGTATAAATTAAACAGGGACTATACAAGAGAAGAGTTCTATTCTAAATTTGGAAATGGATCTACTTTCCCACAAGTTCTTGTTGATGATACATCTGTCGGCGGATGTACTGAAACAGTAAAGTATCTTAGAGAGCAAAAATTAGTCTAATGGAACAGAACCTCAGCGACATCTTTGATTTAGTTGAACACGCTATTGATAATGCCTTTGAGGGACGACTGAACTTAAAATTCTATGATTACTTAAAAGATACCAAAATTAAAAAGCACGAAATTGATTCATTTATTGAAAGCACCACAGCCGCAGAACTCAAAGATCTTACACTTGAACTTGATGAGTATATCAAAGGTGGTGTTGACAGTGAACACAAACAACTTCGCGAGGGTTATGGTCACATCCCTAAACCTCAAGCAAGAAAGATAAAAACTTATTTGTATGGCATCCTAGAGGATGCATGGAGGTATAGGCATGACCGACGACCTGGACGACGAATCAAGCATTCTAAATAAATCAGAACCTCATATTAATCGTGGGGTAGAGTTGCTTCTACGCAACAGGAGGGCAAAACCAGAACAACCAAAAACTTTTCAGGTAAAGTTTGGTAAGATGGTCGCTCTGTTTAGAAGAGAGATTGTATTACACCTGAACTTCTATCTGGACATCAGAAAGAAATAATCTCTGGAGTAAAAACATGTTAGCAGTAGCACTTACAATTGGAACTCTTGTTTCAATTATGTTCTTTTTTGTAGGAGGTGTGATAGGATGGTTAGCAAGAGAGAATACATGGGTAAATCAACCAGTTTACACGCATCCAGAGATGTTTGATGAAAATGGAAATGTATTACCCGACGAAATTTTAGCAGTACGATTTGAAAACGATTATGAGCCCCACGAAGATGACGACGAAAGTTAAACTCCCACCCAATCCATTTATCCATGAAATCCTTGATCTTGTTGTTAAACAACGTTCAAAGGCAAAGAAGATTGATATTTTAAAAGAGTATGAAAATGATGCTCTAAAGACAATCTTTATTTGGAACTTTGATGACACAGTTGTCTCTGTTGTTCCCGAAGGTGAAGTTCCATTTAAGAAGAATGAAGTTCCTATAGGAACTGATCATACTTCACTTAGACGTGAGCACAAAAATCTTTATCACTTTGTTAGGGGTGGTAATGATAGTCTTTCTGCTATTCGTAGGGAGACTATGTTGATTCAATTACTTGAAGGATTACATCCTGAAGAGGCAGAGATTATTTGCTTAACAAAAGATAAAGTGTTACAATCTAAATATAAGGTAACATATGATATGGTCAAAGAAGCTTATCCAGATATCCAATGGGGAGGCCGCTCATAATGGCAAATCAGTTGGGAGAAGCGCCCCAAAGAATAGAGAAGAAGGAAATGGAACAATCCAATCAAGAAAAAATAGAAATTGTTGCATCTGATTATGATTGTCAAATTCTTCTTGAGAAAACAACAATTGAAACTGCAAATGATAAGTCTTTTCCTACAGACGCAAGACTTATCTGGTACGTTGTTGATGGTGTAGAGTGTATAGACCTTACTCGTTGTAATAAAGTATCAAAGATGTTTGATATGTATTATGATAGATATGGTAAAAGTTCTGTACAAAGAATTGATTTTGGATATGGATCTATCAATCCAAGACTCTGGGGCAATAAACCTAAAAAAGAAAGCAAAAGAAAATGAAAGACGAGGATCTTAAAGAACATATTAACTCTTTGATCCGAGATGAAATCCAAGATGTGATCAATGATTTTGTTGAGGAAGAAGAAGAGTCAAAGAAAAGTGGTCTTGGGTTTATTAAAACTGACGAGCAGAAAGAGTTAAAAGTCAACGTCTCTCAAAAAGAGATTGACAAAATTATTAAAGATTACAAACTCATTAAAAAAAGTCAAAGATCTAATTTAACTCAAATTAAAAAGTTAGCGTTAGTTGATAAACACGGCAACCCTTTGAAATAAATACAATAGCAGGACTGTAGCATATGCTTTCTACCCAATATCGATTGCGTCTAGAAGCAATCTGTGAAAAGATTGTGTCTGGAGATGTGGTCTCTTTAGATGACATGATTTGGGCAAATAAATTAGCAAAGTCAAATCAAAGTGCATCATCGATACTAAGGAAAGCACGTAGGCAAGCAAGAAATCCTGACATGCAAGAGGGTGGTCTTGATGATTTTATGAACCAGATGGACCTTGGGGACCCTGATCCATCTAATCATTCATCAGGGTTCGGTAGTCCAGACGATATTGTAGATTGGTTTTCGCACGAAAAAACTGATGATTGGAGACAACGTGATTGATTATGTCTGTGTCCAGACATGGGATCCCATCTTTGAATGTATGCGCTATCATTGGGTTCACAAGTCCGAAAAGCATCCCGTGCAATTCGTAAAAAATCTCAACCCTGATGAGGTAGTTCTTTGAAGCAACTGTTCATAGTTGATATTGGTAATGGGGAATGTGTAACTCATGATGGATATATCCAGATCGGCATATTCAATCACACAGTTGAGAAGCATCTCGAATTAAATCCTCTGGTTAACTGGCAAGTAACTTATTGGATGCCTGATGTTTGGATGAATAGATATAAGAGAGTATCATTCCAAAAAACTGAAAAGAAAAATGAAGGTTCACCGAGAACCGATAATGCAGGAGATAGTCGTCCAAGAGATTTTCCAGATCAAGCAACCTTAAGATTAGAAAGAACCTTATGAATAGGAGGGGAACATAGTGCAAGCAGTAATTTACAGTAACGGTAGTCAAGAGTGTGAAAGAGCTGGTATGCTCTTGAAAAGTATTCATGAGGATTTTCATGAATACTTCTTGAATGAAGATTTTACAGACAAACAATTTCATGCAGAGTTTGGTGACACTGCTGAGTACCCACAGATTGCTATTGGACTTAAGCATCGTGGAGACCTGAAGGAGACCTTGCACTATTTGAATAATCATAATTATAAATGTTCGTGT